GGGGAAGTATCATAATAAACGTATAAAATTAAAAAAAAAAATAAAAAAATGTCATTACAAACAATTTTAATAAACGTTACAACAATAGGTACTGATGCGACCTTATTTACTATATTGGATAATGTGATAGGCGTAATAGCAACAAATGTTACATCATCTGAATTAATTTCGGGATATACAACTCAATGTGATGCAACGGCAACATTAATCACCATTGAATCGAATTCTCCTTGTGGTACAATACTTGATATACCAATTCCTGTTGCACCAACCCCAACACCATCAGTTACCCCAACAAATACCGTCACCCCAACTAACACGGTCACCCCAACTAACACGGTCACACCTACAAATACTGTCACACCGACTATAACACCTACACCAACAATGACCCAAGCAACATTATTTATTAATAATGGTGATGTTAATAACACAAGTCAAATTACTTTTATATCAGTAAATTCTGTTCCTGTTGTTGGACCTGATTTTGGGTATAGTTCGTTTCCTTTATTCTATCCTGTGGATACGATATATAAAACAAATCAAGTCAATGGAACTTATGACGTTACGGTGTCAATAAATAGACCATTCCCGTCAGGTACATTATCCTTATATGTAACCGATTCAAATTTAAATACCCAATGTATAACAGTTACTGGCACAGGTGATTATACATTTAACAATGTGTTTATATCTTTAGGAAGTAATATTGGTATTTACACAGATAATAATCCTTGTCCTCTGACTGAAAATATTTTAATAACCGCAAATCAAGTCGGTAATGATGTTGTATTTAATGCGGTGGGAGAGTTTCTTTTTGGTCCACAATACGTTCCAGGTCTAACTTCGTTTTCACCTGCTAATTTAATTAACGGAGGTTCCCAACAAAGAATAATTTTCCAACCAAATAACTATCAAATGGAAAGATACTTAATAACTTCATCACCTGGTGTACCATATTGGGGTACTGGTACTTTCGTTGCGGATTCAACAGTTGCAAATGAATCTTATTTTGGTATTGATTCGACTTATTTATACTTTGACTCACAAGCTATAAGTTCATTAATTGACACTACAATGACGTTTAATAATAAAACATTGTCAAGTATGAATTTAATCTCGGGGACATATTATTATACTGCAGATATTAACGTAATCAAATTTATTATATCTTAAGGATAATAAATTGACTTGGAATAGTTTTTTAAATATACTTATGGGTGTAAGGTGAATGTCGTATATGTACGGCAGCTAATAAACCACTTAAAAGTATTATATGATAAGTCAAGAAGAAATTAAATCCTTCCTTGAAGGTGGTGACCCAGAAGAGTTCATCGTTGCAATTGAGTTTGATTACGCGTCTAATTGCATTTTTAAAATCAAAGAAATTCCTGGTAAAGGTAAAGAAATTAGAAAAGACACATTCACCCCATTTGCATGGGTTGGTGATTTACGTGGTCTAAATTTCTACCAATCATCCAAAGGTGCCCAGAAAGAGGCCATGACCAAACATGGTATTATGATTGAGAAATTAGAAACCGATGGTAATGAAAGATTAGACCAAGGTCTTAATTTTATGGTTAAATCCCTAAAAGGTTATCGAGAACTAATACAGTTCTTTAGAGATGGAGGAGTAGACCCATGGGGTGAACGAACAAAAGATAAGATATTAATATTACCTCCTGTAGAACAATACCTCATCCAAAAAGAAAAACGTTTATTTAAAGGGTATGAGGAATACAACGATATTACGAGATTAGGATTCGACTTAGAGACGACCGCATTAGAACCAAAAGACGGTCGTATTTTCATGATAGGAATCAAAACAAATAAAGGTTACAAGAAAGTAATAGAGTGCTCAACACCCGATGAGGAAAAAAAGGGTTTAGTTGAATTTTTTAGTATTATAAACGAAATCAAACCAAGTATCATTGGTGGTTACAACTCATTTAACTTCGACTGGTATTGGATTTTTGAAAGGTGTAAAGCGTTAAATCTTGATATTAAAAAGATATGTAGAACGTTAAACCCTAGTATCAATATCAAACAAAGTGAGAATATGTTAAAATTGGCCAACGAGGTCGAGAGATATAATCAAGTTGGTATGTGGGGATACAATATCATTGACATCATCCACTCAGTTAGACGAGCACAAGCAATCAATTCAAGTATTAAGTCTGCAGGTTTGAAGTATATTACTCAGTATATTAATGCCGAATCCAAGGACCGTGTTTATATTGACCATGATAAAATTGGTTCTATGTATGCGGAGAAGGATGAATATTGGTTAAATATTCAAAACGGTAAATATAAAAAAGCGGACAAACCCGAATTTAATAATTTAGATACTCGTTTTCCTGGGGTTTACGTTAAAACAACAGGTGATGACATTGTTGAGCGTTATCTTGACGATGACTTAGAGGAAACGTTATTGGTCGATGAGGAATTCAACCAAGGGACCTTTCTATTAGCATCCATGATTCCGACAACTTATGAGAGAGTTTCTACAATGGGAACCGCAACATTATGGAAGATGTTGATGTTAGCATGGTCATATAAGTACAAATTAGCAATTCCTAAGAAAAACGAAAAGACAGAATTTGTTGGTGGTTTATCAAGATTACTTAAAGTTGGTTATTCAAGAAATGTATTAAAACTTGACTACTCTTCTGTCTTATGACCGTAAACAATTACCAATTAAGATTTTTATTAACTCGATGTTCGGAGCGTTGTCCGCACCTCAAGTATTTGCTTGGGGGGATATGTATATGGGTGAACAGATTACTTGTACGGGTAGACAATATCTTCGTCAGATGATTAAGTTCTTTATGAAGAAAGGTTATACCCCTCTTGTGATGGATACCGATGGTGTCAACTTCTCTAAACCTGAAGGATGGGAAAATAGACGGTACATTGGTAAGGGTTTAAATTGGAAAGTTAAGGAGGGTAAAGAATACACAGGAGACGATGCCGATGTTGCGGAATTTAACGATACATTCATGAGAGGTGAAATGGCGTTAGATACTGATGGTACATGGCCATCATGTATTAACTTGGCTCGTAAAAACTATGCCGTTATGGAGTCGAGTGGAAAGATTAAATTAACAGGTAATACAATTAAATCTAAAAAGTTACCACTATATATTGAGGATTTCTTAGATAAAGGAGTTAAACAATTGTTAGAAGGTAAAGGTCAAGATTTTGTTGAGTGGTATTATGAATATCTTGATAAGATTTATACTAAACAAATACCACTTATGAAAATCGCCCAAAGAGCAAAGGTAAAACTCTCAATGGAGGATTATGTTAAACGTTCAACACAAAAAACAAAGTCAGGTGGTGCGATGAGTATGATGGCTCATATGGAGCTAGCGGCGAAGAATAAATTAAATGTTAGTTTAGGTGATGTAATTTATTATGTTAATAATGGAACAAAGGCTTCCCAAGGGGATGTTCAAAAAGTTAATAAACTTAAACGGGGTTGGAGTTCTGAGCAATTACAGTATTATTTCTCGGCTAATGGTAAATACCCTGACGATTCATTAACATCAATGGTTCAGATTAATTGTTATATATTGGACCCGTCAGAGATTGAAAATAATCCTGACATGAAGGGTGATTATAATGTTGCAAGAGCGATTACAACTTTTAATAAACGTATTGAACCGTTATTGGTAGTGTTTAAAGAAGAAATACGAGATGGGTTATTAGTAACAACTCCCGATGATAGAGGATTCTTTACTAAAGACCAATGTGAATTAATTAATGGTGTACCGTTTGAGGAAAAGGACCAAGATAAATTAGAAGAGGTATTGGCTCTTTCTGAAGGTGAGGTTAAATATTGGGATAAAAGGGGTATTAGTCCTGATTATATTTATGAATTGGCATCTGAAGGATGGGAAGAAAAGTTAATCTAACTTTACCCCATCCGATGATGAGATATACCAATTACCATTAAGATAAATTAATTCAATACATGCTCTATTGTTAATAACAATCTCATCGTAATATTCATCAATACGACCTTCACTAGATTTTATAATAGTTTCACTTAATGATTTTATCCTAATATTGTCTGTGGTTTTACCGTCTAATATTAGTTTACACGACTCAACATCTTTAACAACAATAAATTCTTCTCCATTAGTTCTGTAATAAGAAGTAGAAATAATTTTCCTAAGTTCCGAAGGTTTAATTGGTTCGAAATGTACATGCCTATCACTAATTTTTTTTCTGAGTAATGTAGATTTTTGTCCTATCATATTATTAAATTACATATATTTGTCTAGGCATTGCAGTAAATTTCTTTTGTTTGTTTAAGTTTTCTGCTAATAACGCCTCTCTTTCCATAACCTTTTCAGGTTTTAATCTTGTAAGTCTACCTTCAGCCCCAATTAATTCCTCAATTAGTTTAGTTTTCTCATCTTTACCTTCCGTTGCCAATGATTGGTAGTCCATAGTTAATTCACTATCAGGAGTTTTAATGTTACCACTAAATTTACCCCTTACTTTTGATAAAGTTTCTTTAGCGGATGCGAAGAAATATCTACGAACCCAAACTTGTGCAGGGTTATTCAAATCTACCCAAGAAATTTTGTCAAACGGAACATCTGACGGTAACTTAATAATGTCAGGATTATCTTTAAGACACTTATCTCTATCTGAAGTACCCGTATCATAATACCAATACCATACTTGACCTTTTCTTAAAGACCCACTACCGAAGTCAAATTTACCACCAGGAACATTCATTAAATGAATCGCCTTCTTACCTTCAGGTAATGCGGTAATTCGGTAAGTTAAATCACCACCAATAATTCTTCTTTGTATGTTTATTTGTTGCATCCTAAGTAACATATCAAAGGCGGGCATCATAAAATAACTTCCTGACATATTACCCATTTGAGCGAAACCTCCGTTACCTCCGATACCTCCACCACCTAAAGTACCAAATGACCATGGGTCAAATAAAAGATTATTCATTGCGGTTGGTGTAAACCATAATAATTCATTTATTTCTCTACCCGCAGGTATTTCATAAATTTGTTTACCCCTCTCAAGAGTGAAGTAATCTTTTTTAAGTACATAATCACCACCCGCTTGTAAACCAACTATTTTAGAATAGGCGTAAGTGTATCTTTCTTCATAGTCTAAACTTTTAGTTATAAAAGCTCGAGATAAAGATTGTGTATCTAAATTAAGATTATATAATGATGTCCATTGAGACTCTATAAGCCAATCTTGGACATACTGTGAGTAGTCTTCTATTGATAATAATAAAAGAGAATCTAATTGTTCGTCTTCTAATTCTACCGACCTAAGAGGTGCTCCTAGTACGTGTCTCAATCTTGTATATAGTTGAGTTCTTTCTGGTTCTGCAATAATTGACATGTTGACGTTTTATTATAAATATCAAGTTAGTTTATAAATTAAGTCTTCTTCAGGTATTACATACTGACCGTTATTAATTTTAGTGTTATTATTACTAAAAACTAAAACCCCTTTATTTTGATTTGAGAAGATAATTAAATCGGTCGGATACTTTTTAACTTGTCCACTACCGATAATTGTAATTTCATTATTGTTTAATTTAGCATCGGCGTATGGTTTTATTTGAGCATTTTTTTCTTCACCGTTAATTGTAACTTTACAATCAATCCCGCTAATCATGTCCTCCTTACTACCTAAATCACCTATTTGTTTAACGTTTTCATCACCGAATTCTTTTTTTAACATCTTAACAACATAATCCTCAGTTCTACCACCTATTCCATGGGTAACCCCAAGAGTACCCATTAAGTTTTTAAATGTTGATGAATTAGTGTTGAATATTCTATATTTAAACTCGTCTAATATTTTTACAAATTTTTTAGTCTCACTAATTTGAACAAATGGTGGTTGTCCGATTAATTTAATCGGGGGTCTATTTTGACTTGATAAAACTTTATTAACGTCAAGTAATAGAATACAAAAACAACTATAATTAGTATTAAGTTTATTTATTAATGACCTTCCATTACCCTCAAAGTCATAAATCCCCGACATTTGACCTTGTTCATACTCATCATTACTGTAATATTTATTACTAAAAACCTCTTTAAGGATTGAGTCTATTGTCTCTCGATATATTTTTTTAACTTTAGGATTTATATTAAAGATAAATCTAATAGCCTCATTATCTGATTTACTACATCTCTGAGACATTTGTGATTCATTAATCACTTGTTTTAATTCTAAAGTTTCGTTTAGTTTGTTCTTACCCTTTGACTTAAAAAGTTTACTAACAAATTCCCAATTAACTACATTCCAAAAGTTTTTAATGTATTCGTCTCTTTTATTTCTATATTTTAAATAATACGCGTGTTCCCATAAGTCTAATCCTAATAATGGATAACCACCGTCTTTAACAATATTCATCAATGGATTATCTTGATTAGGTGTTGATGTAACTTTTAACCTACCATTCTTAGTGAGTACTAACCAAACCCAACCCGAACCAAATCTATCCTTGGCAATTTCCTCAAACTTTGTTTGAAAGGTTTTATAAGAACCAAAATCTTTTTTAATCCTGTTTAGAATGTCACCTGATGGTTTTTGAGTTTTTGGGGATAACATTTTCCAAAACAATGCGTGATTAAAGGCTCCTCCCGCATTATTCCTAACTGTTGAGTCGAATTTACTTATTGATTTGATGATTTCTTCTAACTCTAAATCACCTCCTTTTTTCTTAGATAAAGCTTTATTAAGTTTCTCAACGTACCCCTTATAATGTTTGTTATAATGGTATGTCATTGTCTCAGCATCAATAAATTGTTTTAAGGATGAATAAGAATAAGGTAATTTTTCAATACCTATTTTTTTCATTTCGAACAAAAAAAGATTTTCATTTTCTTTTTGTTCTTGTAAGATTAAAGTTTCATTTAGAACCTTAATCTTTTCTTCTATTTTTTTCATATGGCTATTAATAATATACTATAAATAAGCCAATATTTTAAATTATCTCAGATTGTTGATTCTATTCATCATTTCCTCAACTACATCCCCTTTATCTAAATTATCCCCCATAACGGTCTCAAATATGTTTTTCTTGTTCGCTAAAATATCGTAAATAATCCCCTCGATTGTATTTTCAAAAATTGGGTAGTATACCGAAACATTTGATTTTTGTCCGTATCGATATGCCCTGTCTTCAGCTTGTGAGTGGTCTGATGGTACAAAAGACAAATCATTCATTATTACCGCTTCCCCAGCGGTTAATGTTAAACCAACACCCGCGGCTTTTAAGTTACCGACAAATACCTTAACCTTATCGTTTTCTTGGAATTGGTCAACTGAGTACTGTCTCTGTGGTTTACTTGTACTACCGTCTAATCTAACCGCTTGTTTACCAAAATGGTCGGCTATTTTATTTAAAGTGTCAGTAAAATTAGTAAAGATAATAACTTTCTTATCTTGGTCTAAAATATTTTGTACTAATTCTATGGTATTTGAAATTTTCTCTTCAGCAATAACTTGTCTAACTTTCATAAGTTTAGAAAATTGTATTGTTAAAGAATTAGATTCTTCTTTTTTATTGTCGTACCATTCATAGTACTCCCCCATTAGGGCTTCATATTGTTTTGATTTTAATCTTAAATAAACAGGTGTTATAATTTTATCTGGTAAATCTAAAACATCAGTTTTTAATCTCCTCAACACTTGTCTTGAGGTTCTGTCTCTTAACTCCTCTAAATTAGAAGCACCTGTAACGTTCCAAATCTTACGATTACCCGCTTTAAATTGATAACCTTGACAGTAACGAATTGCGTAGGCCATCCAATTCTGAGCAACAGGACTCTCAATTAAACTTAATAAGTTAAAATAATTCATTGGTCTTGATGTCATTGGTGTACCTGTAAGTAACCATAATCTTTCGGTTCTTTTACTAAAACTGTTAACTAATTTAGTTCTTTGAGCCTGACCATTTTGGATGTAATGTGCTTCATCAATAATCACTAAATCAGGATTAAATTGATAGATTAAACTATTTTCTTTTTCTTTACCTGTGTCGTAAAAATTTTTAAGTATATCATAATTTACAATTACAAAATCGTGGTCCAATGAGAAGTTTTTACCTTCTGCAATATATACAGTTCTGTCAGTATAATTAGCAATTTCCCTTTGCCAATTTATTTTAAGTGATGCGGGACAAACAATTAATATTTTTTTAGACTTCGCCTCGAGAGCAGCAACAATCGTGGCGGTCGTTTTCCCTAGACCCATATCATCCGCCAAAATAAATCTTTTAGACCCCGCTAATTTTTCTACCGCTTCGACTTGGTGACTTAGTAATGGTCTGTGTTCATATTTACTATAATCAATCTGTACTTTATCTACTTTATGAGTTTTTATTATGGCACCTTTCGGTAACCAAAAATCATGAAGTACTTCAGAGTCAAATACTTTACCCCATATATGATAAGATTTTTCTTTTTCCGCCAACAACTTTTCAACCCACACTTGTTCGGGTATTGTAGTATATAATTTTTCGTCCGCAATTTTCTTGGCAAAATAAGGGTCGAGTTCAACCCATTTTTTAGCAACTTTTGGTTGAGACTCATTAAAATTTATAATGTACTCAGATTGAGAGCGAGTAGGATAAAACTTTTTATTATTCTCTTTTTTGTGTTTTAAGTTTAATATAAAGTTATTACCCCCCGAGTAGCTATCGAGAATATCTAACGCCCTCATCTCAATCAATGATAAGGTATTACCTGTTGTTACTTTTTCTAATGACATTGTATTAACCATAAAAATAATAATTATTTAGATATTTATCAATAATGAATAATAAAGTTCCAATTACAAGAGTAGGAAAATTCTTTGGCTCAGACGATTATAACCTAGATTTATCGATGGGAGAGGAATGGTTATATGGTGATATGAATTTCACATTGGTATTGTATCGTATTGATAGAGTTAAAACAAAAACAGATGATGTTTATGGTGAAGCTTTAACCGATGGAATTAAATTTTTACCTCCAGTTGAATTTAAAGGGTACGTCCAAATAATGGCACCTGAAAATAAAAATATAGGAACTTCAAAAGTTAACCAATTTGAGCCAGGTAACATTAAAGTTTCTGTTTACATTAAACAGTTAGAGGAGCTTGGAGTTGATATTAGTTACGGTGATTATATAGGATATTACGAAACTGAGGACAAAGTTAGATATTACGTAGTTAATAATGACGGTAGAGTTGTTTCAGACAACAAACATAATTACGCGGGATATAAACCTTACTACCGAACAATAATGGGGTCTGCGGTGACAGATAATGAGTTTAGAGGATTATGAAAATAGTAATAACTGAATCACAAATTTTAACATTACTCGAAAAAATTAATTCGGGTAAAGTTACTTGCGATAAATGTGGATGGTCTTGGAAACTTTCTGATGGTGGTGATGACCCATATATTTGTCATAAATGTGAACATAATAATTCTGAAGAAGATTATAGAGGTAAAAATGTAATGGTTTATTATAACTTACATAAACATACTTTTTCAGTAACATATAAATCAAAAGTTATTTTACATGCCGATTACGTTAAACTTAAAGATGTTGAGTTTAGAGTAAGGGGTGGAGGTAAAGAAAAGGTTAGGTCCGACAAAAGAAAAAATGTTCACGCATTTGTGATTGGTAAATTAATTGATTATTGTGAATACCCATGTAAAGACCTACCTGAAGAATCTTCAGATAAAGTAATAACTTACGACCCTTACAAATACGATTCATTTGTTTATAAAAGTGATGAAAAACCTGTACATTCTGCAAAAGAGGTCGAAATGATTAATCGTAGAAATAAAATTTTTGTGATTAATGAAATTAATTCAGACGTTTTATCAGAATCAGATGATATAGAGGGAACCCCAACAAAGTATACTTACATTACATTAGGTTTGTTTGAGAAGTTTAAAACTAAAAGATATTATTTTAATAAGATAGTTCCTGTTGAGGACGAATCCCCAATACCTAACAAAATTAAATTGGTGGGTAGTGATGGTGATTTTATCTTTAACAAGAATGATATACATTTTAAAGACCAATCGGCGTATATAGACAAAGGTAGTTTTGATAATCAAAACCCTAACTTTGTATTAAAAAATCACCAAAAATTATCTTCATCTATAGGGATTACCTCATCAAACGTTAGAGAGGCGTTAGAAAAGGCATTTCCTGAAAATTGGAATGAACAAGATGAAATCTTTACACCTGGTTTACGGGGAGTATATACTATAGGTGAAAAAACAAATGACCCTTTAGAGGATTGGTCAATAATGAATTATTTTGATACTAAAGATGAAATACATAGTTTGTTATACCTAAAATATTTTGACGACTTAAAAGAAGGTAAAGAAATTAATGACATCGTTGAGTGGATGTCGGACTTGTTTAAAAATGATGATGAATACACAAGAATGTTAGTTGATAGACAATGGGATTCGGTTAAAAACGGATTAGAACTTGAAAGGTTATCAGTTAAAAATTTCTTAGATAAAGTAGGTTCTGATAACGTTACCTACTATCCTCATGGTTCTAAGATGGACCGATGGAATGGGGTTGATGTAACTATAGATGGTGTGAATTATCAAATTAAACCATTAAAAACTTTTAACGAAGAAGACGGTAAATATTATATTAATACTTACGGTATGAGAGATTACAAAAATAAAAAAAGTGTTAATAAAATCGCCTTCTCAAGTAGGACAAAAGTGTTAGTGTTTGATAATTCTAACTATGATGTTCTTAGTAAAAATAAAGCAGTCTTTAATGAAGAACCTTTAATTATTGATTAATATGCCGTTACCTAAAAAAATAAAAAAATATCTCCCTTTAACCGAGTCAAAAACTTTGTTACCGAGAAGACAGGAACTTGTTGACAAGATTAACAAGGATGGTACTTATTTACCTAAATCAATATTACACGCAGATTTAGATAAAGGATTTTTAGATTTTGTTAAAGATGAATTAAAATGTGTAGTCGAGGGTAAGATAATCCCTATGGTTGATATTTTAGTTACGACTCAAAATTGGTCTCAGTTTGTAGAGACTTGGGATTTCCAAAATATCGATAAAAATGCCGAACCACCATTCATAACTGTAATTAGAGTTCCCGAAGTAAAATTTGGTACTAATCCTGCAGTATTATATAATATACCCAACAGAAGACAATATTTCTACGCTCAAGTCCCAACTTGGGACGGACAGAGAGCGGGTATGGATATATATAAAATACCTCAACCTGTACCTGTTGATATCACGTTTCAAGTTAAAATTATCTGTAACAGAATGAGGGAACTTAATAAGTTTAATAAAATTGTTATTGAGAAATTCGCATCAAGACAAGCTTATCAAGTTATTAAAGGTCATTACATTCCAATTATTATGGGTAACATATCTGATGAGTCGGTTATGGATATTGAAAAAAGAAAGTACTACATACAAACTTACGAATTTACTATGTTAGGGTTTTTAATTGATGAGGACGAATTTGAGGTTTCTCCTGCGGTGACAAGATTATTACAAGTTTTGGAAGTTGACACAAGAACATCAAGAAGAAGAATTAAACAAACATCTAATATAGATAAGGTACCCAATGAAGTTTTATTTGTTGTTGGTAACGACACAATTTCTCAAGTTTTTAATTACATCACAGATATAAAAATATTAGATACTGAGAATATTAAAGATTATGATGTCTATATTAACAACAACTATTACGGTACTAATATTGGCGAAATACAGTTAAACACAAATGATGTGTTAAAATTCGTAGTTGTTAAAAAGGATGATAATTTAGAGTCTAAAATATTGTTATACGGAGTCCTAATCTAATTCTCTCCGTATATATCCTTTTTATCTTTACACTTCTCAACGATAAGTTTTTCTAAAAACCTATACATCTTAATACCGTTCTTATCACAGTATTTCTTTAACATATCGTGAACCTCAACCGATATCTTCAAATTCTTTATTTTTTTAACCTCATTTGACATGGTAGAAAAAAGGCAGAATTTATTCTACCCAATTTATAAATAGTTGCAAGAAAGTAAAGTATTTTGGTTTTTTGGCGAATATTTATCTATAAAATAAATTAACTAGCTAAATTAAAATAATAATGGCATCTAACAACAAAGTATTCGTATCTCCTGGAGTGTATACATCTGAGGTTGATTTAAGTTTCGTAGCCCAAAGTGTTGGGGTTACAACGTTAGGTATTGTTGGTGAGACTTTAAAAGGTCCCGCTTTCGAACCTATCTTTATAAGAAACTTTGATGAATTCACTACATATTTTGGAGGAACATCCCCTGAAAAATTCATTAATACACAAATACCTAAATATGAATCGGCATATATTGCTAAATCATACTTACAACAGTCTAACCAATTGTTTGTTACAAGAGTTTTAGGTCTATCAGGTTATGACGCAGGTCCTTCTTGGACAATTACAACAAAAGCAAACGTTAATCCTTTAACGGTTGACTTCTATTGCGAAAGTCCTGTTATCTCAAACTGTGAACCGTCTTGTAACGATTATTTAACTATCGATTACTCAATCGATTTTACAGGTTGTACAAATAGTCTTGACAGTATTAAATTTATAACACCGTCACAAATACCTGACGAGATTGCCGCTAAGATGAACCTATCATATGAAAAATTTGATGGAAGTGTATCAACAATTTATACTGACATGACAAGTCAAATTTTTGATGTCTTTAATGACAACTCTCTTGAGACATCGTCAATTAATTATTACGGTGTTATTTCAGGTGAAACTTATGACACATTATCCCCAATTTTTACCGCAGAAACTAACGTGTTTGGTGTAGATAATGTTAGCTCAACTGAAGTTAATTATTCAGCACCTGTAAATGACCCTTGGTATTACGCAACATTTGATAATGTTGGAAACGCGGTTTATAGCGGGTTTTCATTTTGGAGTATCGTTACCGATTTATCTTTAATACCTCTAACAACCACAACAACATTTTCACCATCAACAACTACAACTACAACTAATCCTTGTGTTACACCTGTTCCTACATCAACAACAACTACAACAACTGCGTCACCTGTAAATTGTTATACAGGTAAGTTAATCGGTAGAGTTTATATCTTCTCAGGTACTGCATATACAGACTACGATGATTTAGTAGTCGCGACTTTACGTTCAAGAGGTTTAGCAACTTACGGAACTGATGATGGAGCGGTTTATGAAGTGTCAGGTTTAACTGATGTAGAAATGGTTTGTGATAATGAGTATTCAGGAGTAATTAAAAACCCTTACTCAACATTCGGGTTAAACGTTACAAATAAAGACGGAGATAAATATTTCTTCGAAACTTCAATGTCTAACTCAGATACTAAATACATTTCTAAAGTATTTGGTTCTTCTAACTTTGCGAAACCTAAGGATGTTGTTCCATTATTTGTCGAGGAAAGATTCCAAGCACTTTTAAATTACGGATGGAGAAAAGGATATATTAGAGGTTTAAATTGTGAATTAACCGCTTTACCTAATGCAAGACAAGGTAATGACCCAACATCAATTGCTTGGTACTTAGAGAAATACCAATCACCTGTATCACCTTGGGTTGTTTCAGAATTGAGAGGTAATAAAGTTTATAACTTATTTAAATTTACAACAATTGCGGACGGTAACGCTGCTAATACAGAAGTTAAAATATCAATTGCAAATATCTCATTTGGTAACGGAACATTTGATGTCTTAGTAAGAGACTTCTTTGATTCAGATTCTGCACCAACAGTACTTGAGAAATTCACTAACTGTTCAATGGACCCAAATCAAAATAACTTCATCGCTAAAAAAATTGGTACGGTTGACGGTGAATACGCATTAAACTCTAAATTTGTAATGGTTGAGATTAATGAGGACGCTCCTGTAGACGCATTACCATGTGGTTTTGAGGGTTATCGATTCAGAGAATACGCAGGTGTTAGACCACCATTCCCAATTTACAAAACTAAATATGATTTCCCTGGTGAAGTAGTTTATAACCCACCATTTGGTTTATCATCAGGTGCTGACGATATAGTTAGAAGTGCGGGTGACAATGTTAGAAGAACTTATTTAGGTATTTCTGACACTGTTGGTTTTGACGTTGATTTTTACGCTTATAAAGGAAAACAACTTCCATTAGATGTTTGTACTGATGTTAGTGGTGACGATTGGTCTTACAAATCAAGAGGTTTCCATATGGACGTAAACGCATCGGCAATTACAATTAGTAATTCATTTATAACAAGTGGGACACCAGCTTATTATGTTGGTTCTGCACCGTTTGTTGAAGACCCTCAGGATTCTTCTAACCCATATTACAGACTATTCGCTCGTAAGTTCAGTTTCTTATGTTCAGGAGGTTTTGATGGTTGGGATATCTACAGAGAGTATAGAACAAACAGTGATAGATTTGTTTTAGGACAAATAGGTTATAGAAACGGGGCATGTCCGTCATTTAAATATCCTTCAGCAACAGGTTGGGGAGCGTTTAAACAAATCACTGTTGGTGATAATACCCAAGATTGGGCGAATACTGACTACTACGCTTACTTATTAGGACAAAAAACATTTGCTAACCCTGAAGCGGTAAACATCAATGTATTTGTAACACCTGGTATTGATTATGTAAATAACTCAAACTTAGTAGGAGATGCGGTTGACATGATTGAGAATGACAGAGCGGATTCAGTATATATCTGTACTACTCCTGACTACAACATGTTCGTACCTTCAACAGGTGACCAATTAGATTTCATCTACCCACAAGAAGCGTCTGATAACCTTGAGGAAGCGGGTATAGATTCTAACTACACCGCAACTTACTATCCTTGGGTATTGACGAGAGACACTGTAAATAATACTCAAGTCTACATACCAGCAACTGCTGAGGTTACAAGAAACTTAGCGTTAACTGATAATATAGCATTCCCTTGGTTCGCTGCGGCGGGTTACACTCGTGGTATCGTAAACGCGGTTAAAGCGAGAAAGAAACTTACTCAAGAAGACAGAGACGTTCTTTATAAAGGTAGAATTAACCCAATTGCAACTTTCGCTGATGTTGGTACAGTAATTTGGGGTAATAAAACTCTACAAATTAGAGAATCTGCACTTGATAGAATCAATGTTAGAAGATTATTATTACAAGCTCGTAAATTGATTTCTGCGGTTTCTGTACGATTATTATTCGAACAAAACGATGAGAAAGTGAGACAAGATTTCTTAGATGCGGTTAACCCTATCTTAGATGCTATCAGAAGAGACAGAGGTTTATACGATTTCCGTGTAACAGTTTCTTCAGACACATCTGACTTAGATAGAAACCAATTGACAGGAAAGATTTATGTTAAACCAACAAAATCATTAGAATTCATAGATATTACATTCTATATTACTCCGACAGGAGCATCGTTTGACAATATCTAATAAAAAAATATGGTGGGTCGATAAAAAAATCGGCTCACCATTATTTATTAATATAATATGATTAGAAATAGACGATATATTACTGAGGGTTTAGATGAAACAGGAACACCTGACATGAAATATTATGCGTTCGATTGGGACGATAATATCATGACAATGCCCACAAAAATTATTTTAAAGGACGACAACGATAAAGAAGTTGGTATGTCCACCGAAGACTTTGCGGAATACAGAACCCAAATAGGTAACGAACCATTTGACTATGAGGGTCATAAAATTGTTGGTTTTGCCGAAGAACCTTTTAGATACTTCGGTGTTACAGGGGACAAACAATTTATTGTTGACTCTATGTTGGCAAAAACAGGACCTGCATGGGGAGATTTTGTAGAAGCGATAAATAACGGGTCAATCTTTTCGATTATTACCGCCAGAGGTCACACACCTAGAGTTCTTAGAGAAGCAATCTATAATTTAATTGCGTCAAATAAACATGGTCTAAACTCTAAAGAACTAATTAAAAACCTTAAAAAATACAGAGACTTAGCTGACGAAGAAAATATGTCAACTAAAGAATTGATTGATGACTATTTGGACCTATGTAGATTCTACCCTGTAAGTTATGGTGAAGGTTCGGCGACTAATCCTGAAGAAGGAAAAATAAAAGCCATGAATGAATTTATTCAACATATTAGAAATGTTTCAGAATACATTAACAAAAAAGCATTTTTAAAGAACAAAGTATCTAATAATTTTAAACTACCTAGTATTGGTTTTTCTGATGATGATATAAGAAACGTAGAAAAGATGAAAAGTCATTTTGAAGATGAACCTATGTTAAAGACTTACTCAACTGCAGGAGGAGTTAAAAAGTTATATTAACTGGAAGTTCTAGTTAAGATTTAGATAAAAAAAAATGAAAGTAAAGAGAAAAAAATTAACTGACGATATTTATAAATAAAATAACAAATAAACAAAAAATTAAAAAGAAAATACAATGGCTGATTTATTAATGAAAATGCCGATACCTTATGAACCAAAAAGACAAAACAGGTTCATTCTTCGTTTCCCATCAACTTTGGGTATTAACGAATGGTTCGTAGAAACTGCATCAAGACCACATATAACAGTAAACCCAGTTGAGATTCAATTCCTTAATACATCTACCTATGTAGCAGGACGTTTTACTTGGGGTACTATTAACGTTAAATTCCGTGACCCTATTGGACCTTCTGCGTCTCAAGCGTTAATGGAGTGGGTACGTTTATGTGCTGAGTCTGTAACAGGTCGTATGGGTTATGCGGCGGGTTACAAAAAGAACGTTGACCTTGAAATGTTGGACCCAACAGGAGTTGTGGTTGAGAAATGGATTATGGAAGGTACTTGGTTATCTGATGTTAACTTTGACTCATTAGCTTATAACTCTGACGCGATTGCTTCTATTACGGCGACTTTAAGACCCGATAGATGTATCCTTGTTTACTAATTCAAAAATAATAAAATATTTTATCCCACATATTTGTTTATGTGGGATTTTTTGTTTATAAAAAACTTAGTTACCCTATATTTTATAGTAAAAGATAATAATATGGAACAAAATGCTTATACGGTAGGGCAAGAAAATTTTAATCTACCACACGATGTTGTTGAGTTACCTTCAAAGGGACTCTTCTATAAAACAAAAAAGAAATCAGTTAAAGTAGGTTATTTAACCGCTAGTGATGAAAATTTTATTGTTAATACTTTTAAAGGAGGTTCAGGGAATATTGTTTTAACATTACTTAGAAATAAAGTTTATGAACACGATTTAAGACCCGAAGAATTACTTGAGGGGGATGTTGAAGCGATTCTAATTTTCCTAAGAAATACTTCTTTTGGACCTGAATATACAATAAGTCTATCGGACCCTATAACAGGTAAACCATTTACAACTACTATTATATTAGATGAGTTGAATATTAAAAGACCAAATCACCAACCTGACGATAACGGTTTATTTATTACAAAATTACCTAAAAGTGAGGCGACTGTTAAATTAAGAGTTTTAACTTATTCAGAATTGATTGAACTTGACAAACAAGCCGAACAATACCCACAAAATATAACACCACCAAAGATAACTTGGAGATTGAACAAACAAATTGTGGAACTTAATGGTAGTCAAGACAGAGAACAAATCTCAAAATTTATTGAGTCTATGCCAATCATGGATTCAAAGTACATTAGAAATTTCCTAAAAGAAAACCAACCGTCATTAGACCTTACTCAAACTGTTCAAGCCCCGTCTGGAGAATTGGTATCTTTCGAGATAGCCTTTGGGGTTGAATTTTTTCGGCCTTTCTTCTAATTACCGACAACATCTTATAGATGAGTATTATATCATGGCTCGGTTTTTAAGAACTTCTTATACCGATTTTAATAATATGCCTTCATACATGAGAAGATATTTGGTTGATAAAATCATTGATGCTAATACACCTAAAAATAATTAGTCTCACAACTATTTATAAATAAAACATTAATATGGCAGGTAGCGACGGTAAAGACGGAGGTATAGTCGGACAATTTAAAGATGTTGCGGCTCAAATGACAACCATGAAGGGTCTCAAAGACACCATTCTTGAAGTTGAAAAGGCCGCTTACGGGTTAGCCCAAAATTTCGCGTTGGGTGCTCAGAACATTGATTTAATGAGAGCTGGATTGGCGGACGCCGCCTCAGACATTAAAAGATT